ATTACTTGTTTGTAAACCCGAATTCTTTATTTGCTGGGCTTAGAGCCTTAAGAATAACTGGAGCCACTGCGGCAAATCCACCCATCAAAAGATCTCTTGGACTGGTATTGCCAGTCATGTATAGAGCAATTGCTGCTGAAAGAAATGCACGTGCATAAGTTCCTAGCGCTGCTAAAATCTGTTCTGTCATAACAACTTTCCCATCTTTGTTTAAATCTGCTTTTGCAAATTTAGTCATTTTGTCATCTCCTAACAGGACACCGTGTCCTGTGAATTTGGCTTTTACGCCAATACTATTCTACCACTAAGCGGAAATATCCACAAGCTCACAATTTCCATCTGAGCTGCAGGCAAGCGTGGCATTGGTAGAAGTGCCATCTTCTGTCTCATAAAAAGATAAATCTTCCCATCGGATATCCTTTGGCATCTTTTCAACGAGAGCATCATATTCTGTTTTATCTACTTCTTGATAAGGGGCTTGCTTATACGAGTGATCTGAATGGGGCAAGAATGAAATTCCAGATACCTCATCAAAATGCTTATATACCCAAGCACCAACTTCCATCCATTCATCTTCTTTTACAGAAACCGTAATAGAAGGCTTATGCTCACACCATGCACGTTGGTAAACCAACCAAATATCTAGGTGCTCAATAGCAGTAAGATCATTTCTAACAATTGCACCCTCTGGTGCTTTAATTGGAAATGAAAATACGTATGTATCGTTTGGCTTCATAACATCATCTTCTACAGGAATTCCGACTTCCTTCAAAAATGTAGAGATTGGATCTCCTTTTGCTCCACGAACTGTACGAATGTAATATGGAGAATGCCAAGCATGCATTCCTGAAGATACCCCGACCAATTGAGATACTGTTCCTGATGGCTTTACACATGTAATAGCGGCAGACTCAGGAATCCCAATTTTCCCAGCCTCATCTTTATTCTTTGCTCTTGCTGATTCCCTAAGAGTCATTAAGAAAGTCTCTAGCGAGACAAGATCTTCTTTGCCTGACATAAACTTATGTCCGAATTGACCAGTTAGAGAAACACCTAGCAGGCGTTCTTCTTCTGTGTTGTCTTTCCAAATCTTTCTAAGATACTTAAAATCAGTAAGGGTAGACTGCCATGTTCCAAGAATGGTAGCAAGCTCTACCTTGCGTTCAATCTCTTTCTTTGTATCATTTTCACGTAGTACGACTTCTGAAAGATTACAAAACTGGTAAGGACGTAAGATAATCTCTGAGCACGGGTTAGTTCCGTAGTGTATATCTGGATCTCTTCTTCCATACTTGGCTGCTTGGGCTTGAGCTGCGGCCACATTGTATATGCCTCGTTCTCCTGACTTTGAATCATATAAAGATTTCCATTCTGCAATAAACTGCTCCATGTCTGGCTTGCGTGAGTACGCAACAGAGTTATTAGACAAAGCACGTTGTGTATTTGCTTCCCACCAATTGCCTGACTTAGCTTGTGCCATTTCAATATCGTTGATATTAGAAAGAGAAATCATTGCTGATCGACGAACTCCGCCTACAACAACTACTTCACCAATTTTGCACATAATATCGTGGCATTCAATTGGCTTAAGGTTTCTTCCTGTTGCATTCTTAAACTTTGCAATTGTAAAATCAAATAAGTTAATAAGTGGTTGCGGTCCTGATGATCTTCCACCCATTGTCTTAAGTCTTGCACCTGCTGGTCTTACCTTAGAAACATCAATTGCTGGAATTTGTCCAGACCAAAGTAGTGCTAGAAGTTCACGATATGCTTTTGCCCATCCTTGTTTTGAATCTTCTACTGTAATTACCGTAGTTGATTTTTCTAGTGATTCTGGGACGGCAGGAAGTTTATTAATATACTTATACTCAACAGAAAATCCTACTCCTGTACCACACATAAGAATATACATAGTTTCGTCAAATGAACGTGCAGAGTCAACTGGAAGAAATGCACAGTTATATCCTGCAACGTTATCTCTTTCTAATGCTACTCCTGAAGTCATAACAGAGCGCATAGAGGGCATGACATTTCGTTCGAATACACCATTTTTTAATTCCGCAACAAGCTTATCATTTGGAATGTAATTATAATTCTCTTTTAGATGGTTTAGCATAAAGCTAAAATATCTATCTACTGTCTCACCCCATGTCTCACGGCGATTATCTTCTGATATCCATCTTGCATATCGGGATAACGCAATAAAATTTTCGTATGGGTTTGCAATAGTCTTAGACATTTTATAGTACCTTTTTCTCCGCCCAGCGGTTAATTTAAATTTAGTGTGAAGATCCTATTCTACCAAAGAACAGTTAAAAGGGGAAGCCCTAAGAAAACTTTTTAGATAATCTTTCAAAAGCTTTCTTGGTCAACTGATCCCAATTATAATCTTCATGTATTTTAGTTGACTGAGCAAAATAATAACCAGAGTAAGCATTATAATTACTTGATACTTCTAGCATTAGATCTTCTAAATGTTTTGCATCAGGTTTAAACATTTTTCCTATATGTCCATCAGATATAAAGTTTGGCATAGTCTCATCTGTAAGTTTAGATTTTAATTTAAGCGGTCCCATATAGTCCACATAGTGAGACCAATCATATGTAGATATAACGGGCATACCTGTTGCTAATCCTTGTAATGGAATAAAGCCGAAGCCTTCTCCCCATGTGGGATAAATTAAAACATGATGATCATGATAAAGCTTTACAAGATCATCTTCACTAAGCTCGTCAGTAATCATATCTATATTGCTATATAATTCGTGGGGAAGACCAATAATACTTTCTTCATCATCATATACTCTAACTGTACTAAACTTGTGAGCTTTAATTGTTAAATGATAGTCTGGATTATTGCCAAAGAGTTTTATAAAAGTATTTACTACTAATTGCCCGTCTTTTCTAGGTGAAGGTTCTCCAACATGTAAAAATTTTATTGGCTGTCCTGCATTAACAAATCTTTTCTTTGGAGTCCAGGTATCTTCAATGCCATGCGGGTATACATATATTGGTTTAGTTATTCCATTATCTTTAAATACTTTAGCGCACCAATCTGAAGTAGTCCAAACTTCGTCGCATGCATTAAATCTTTCAACCCACTCTGGCTTCATTTCTGTTGATTCCCATGGGGTATATGAAATTTGATATTGTTTTCTGTGAAGCTTAAAATGTTGTGGCTGAGTAAAGCTTAATTGAATATCAGCTTTAGGATCAGCAAAAGTTACGTAATGTCCTAGATTATTTAAAGACTTAACTATATTTTTCCCCGCGTAGCCATAACCAACCGCAGGATTAAGTCCTGACTGAATAGTATAATAAGATATATTCATGTTTTCTTCCTAGTTGACTGGCTTGACAGGCTTATCCTATCAATGTTATGATTGTAGTTCGTTATCTCTAGAGGAGGAAATGCCAATGGAGAAAATAAAACAACAGGTGAGTGATCTGGCTCACAATATAGTTACAATAGTAATGATAACATTATTTTTGTTTCCTGTACAGCCAGCAAGCGCACTAATAGTAAAACCTTTAGTGAAAACTGAAGCCCAACTAAAGCAAGAAGTCTTAGATAGTTTTAGTAAAGAGATTTACAAGCCATCTGAGATGCTTACAGACAAAGAGCTAGTTCTACTACTCAAGACTGTAGGATTCGAAGGGGCAGGCCTTAAGAAAGCTTGGTCCATAGCAAAGCGTGAATCTAATGGAAGACCGCTTGCATATAACGGGGATAAGAAAACTGGAGATAGTTCCTATGGAATATTCCAGATAAACATGATTGGAGATCTCGGTCCAAAAAGACTAGAGAAATTCAACCTAAAGAGTAACAAAGAGTTATTCGACCCAGTAACTAACGCAGAGATAACGTACTACATGACTGATGGCGGCTCAGATTGGTCAAGCTGGAAGGGTATGACCCAAAAGGCTAAGGAATGGCTTACGCAATTCCCAACTGATGCAAAGAAGTAGGATAGATGCAGATACAATACGTATCTAAGTACATAGCCTTATCAGAAGAGGGCCTTGTTCCTAGACTTGAATGTCCAATGGATCAAGGTCCTCTTTTCCCTAACCAGGACGGTGAGGACAAGGTATTTATTTATTGCCTATCCTGTGAATATAAAAAATTCCTTGGAACAAAGGATTATGACGATATAGTAAGGGCGGTAGAAAATGCTAGATGAATGTAAAAATGGGCAATGCGCCTGCGAGCAAGAAGAAAACTTCTTTCATGTTAAAGTGATTCCGCAAAATAGTGCAAAAATAAGTGCGGCGGGAGAAGAGAGCTTTTCTTCATATGAGTTTGAAGCAACTACCCTATTAGAGAAAGACTCTATGGGGCGTGAAATATTTTGGAATGATATGGGGAGGCCCTAATGGAAGAAAAAGAATCTCAATCAATAGAAGATAACTTGCCTATGGTGAATTATATAATGCTTCACCGTATTTATGACATGCTTACAATCATGGCAAATAAAGCAGATCCTGAAAAGACAGCTAAAATGATTGAATATCATGAACAAGGATTCCTTCTTGGACCTGCACCATCATTTACCCCACCTGAAGAAGAACAAGTCAACTAGGATGCTTGACATATAAAATAATCCATATTACAATTAAGATGTGTAGGTGATGGCGGCAACGTCTCCCTATATAATGTGTAGTAATACACTAGAAATGCCCAATCGGATCCGCCTCTGATTGGGATTTTTTCTTTTATATAGATAGTATATGGACAATACGGACATATAGTGCAATAAGTGCGAAAAAAGTGCTTCGGCGAAAGAACAGCCCATATCCCCATCTGCAACATTTTTTAGAATATGCCTTATAAGCCCTCTACGGGGGTTTTAGAGCCCTACTGGGTAATATTTGGTATCTCCGTAACAATGCACCCTTAAAAGGGCGGGAGAAAAAAGATATGGGAATTACTTTTAGTATTATAGATTTAATGCAATATGCTCAATGTAACCAAGATAGCTAGTAGAGACCAGAAGTATTATAGATCTTCCTTATCAATATCTTCATCTAGGTCAAAATCAAATATTTCCATCTGTCCCGCCCATTTTAAAAATTTAGACAAAGCTACACCTGATAAGATTGCTGTCGCAATTAACATAACTAAAGCTGAGATAGACTTTGTCTTACGTTGTATCTTCTTCATTTGGATTCTTCTTTAGATCTCATTATATGGGCATACTCCATGCCATGTGCCATACAGTAACCAATAGATGGATCATCTTTTCTGGTTACCAATATTGGCAATTTGCATGTAGGTGAGTAACAGTTCATAATATTATTATACCATAATCCTAGTCAACTGCAATTCTATCAGCATGATCATCACAATAATATATCCTCTTACCATCTCTGATTACTTTAGATGTATATGAGAGCTTATCGCAGTATGTACAGAATTTCATATTTCCTTCTTCCCGCTTTTTCTCATATGAGTTCTTACTCTATGACAATTAGAACAAACTATCTCACACTTGGCTATTTCTGCATCCAGGCGTTTCTTAGATAACGTATTGATGAGTTCTGCCACATTTGCTTGCTTGGTTCCTCTAACATGATCAAAGTCCATCATGTAGTACGGATAGGATATCTTACAATCCATACAAGGGTTCTTTTCTTTCAATTCTTTTAAATAACGTGCCAGATAATCTTTTTGTTTCTTAACCGATATCTTCTCTGGAGACATAGGTTAATTATATAACAATTTTTATTCGACTACAGGGTCCGAATTTTTTTTATCTTTCTTACTCAACTTGTTTCCTTTATAGACCTGCATTGAGTCCATGAAAGTAACTTCTCTAGATGTTACATATCCACCCTTATCATCTAGTTGA